GAGCGATGATGCGTTCCAGAACAGGCCACTTCGCCGCCTTATTTAAGATGTCGGCAACCCGGCGGCAACCGTCCTGCATGTTCTTAAGTCCGTCGGTGGGCGCGTTGTACACCACATCCAGTTTCATTGAGTGCCCGTTGGAGGAGAAAAGTTCCATGTTGATGCGCCAAGCTAAAAATGTCGGTTCTGCCTGAATCTTTACGCTGTCAATTAAGTTATAGATTTTGACCTTAGGATTTTTTTGATTCAGGATTCCGGCCTGATTCAAGTCAGACATCAAGGCATTGCGCCAATAATTAGAAAATGCTCCGTTGATTGTTTTAAATCCTTCCTGGCCGGGAATAGGAATATTGTTTCCAGCACATTCAAGATCCATCGCCTTAACCACGCGTACCTGTTCGACTGCGACATCTTTAACATCCAGCCGCTTCAAAATACGGGCATTCTGAGCCGTGACTTCATAAGGATAAGAAACGTAAGGCTCTGCAGTTTGACACCCTGCCATGACGAGTGCAGAACCTGCTAAGGCTGCGGAAAAGAAAAGCTTTGGGATAGTTCTCATAAATCGGACCCTAATGTTTTCTGAAATTTTATTGGTTTCCGAGATTTTCGTCAGGGAACGAAGCAGGATTTTTGACTGCACGTTTTGGAACCACGATAGGCAAATGCTACTGAACCCAAATACAATGAACCTAGAATAAAGGAGTAAAAAATGGCAGATGCATTCACTGGAATGACCCCTGTTTCGCTTGCTGAATGGCAGGCTCTTGTACCCGAAGGCAACACTCAGATCAACATGATGATTCAGACCATTCGGGATTATCAGGCATTTTTTGACCGTGCCACTTTAGTGCGTGGTAATGATGGTCAGGGAAAGAAGGGCCTTGTTGGAGAGAAGTATCCTGAAGGTCAGCTTGTCGGATTGAACGAAGGCTGGAGCGCCTCCAATGCGGCCGGCCGTGCAGTTCGTTATCCGTCCTGCACAGCTCGTGACCGTTCTGTTATTGCCAAGAACATGCTTGAAAAAATGCCTGACAAGGAGCGCAATGCTTTCCGCATGCGTACCGATCAGATGTTCATCAAAGGATTAACCCGTGGCATGGTCAAGCGTGTTTTCCAGGGCAACCCTGCAACAGACCCGCGTGATTGCATGGGTTTGGCAAATATCGTTCTTCCTGATCGTGATAATGGTGTTTGGAAGGATTCCATCATTGATGGTGGCGGCACAGGTACAAAACTGACCTCCATCTACTTCATTGACTGGGATCCGAATGAAATGACTTGTTTCTTCCCGCAGTATGGAGGCGCAGCTGGCGTGTCCATGGAAGCAATCAAAGAGCCCGTCTATGTCCCTGACGCGAACGGCAAAATGTATCCCGCATATGTCACTGAATTCGGATATGACCTGGGCGTTTACGCTGGCAATCCTGAAAAGATTGTGCGTATTGCTAACGTTGATCCGACCAAGATCACGACTGACAAGGGTGCAACAGATCTGCTTAAGAAGTTCGTTGAGGCTCGTCACCGCTTGAAGGCCGCTGACTTCCGTAATGTCGGTATTTACTGTACCGACCAGGTGGGCCTGATCTATGACCTTCAGTTGCTTGAAAAGACTAAGTACACACTGGAGTACAAGACTTTTGGCCAGCGTGAATCAATGCTTTCCTTCGGCGGTATCCCGATCTATCAGTACGGCACCGATGTTTTGCCGTCCACTGAATCCAAGATCACGATTTCTTAAGGAGTAGAAAATGATCATTGATCAAAAGATGATGTTTTGTGAAAAGGCAGAGGCCAAAACCGCGATCACGTCTAATGTGCTCGATTTTGTTTCGGATCAGACCTCTCCTTACTTGAATGCTCATGGAATGGTACTCTGCATTTTGACACCGACAGCGATTGCCGGCACGTCCATCACATTCAAGCTTCAGGAATCCGCAGACAAATCCACGTACACGGATGTCATGACCACAAAGGCCCTCACGGCTACAGACCTGAAACAGCCCTTGCTTATTGCTCTGCCGCCGATTCATAAGCGTTATCTGAAGTTGGTTTCCACACCCACTTCAGTTACCGCCGGAACTATCACCGCCTTTATTGGCAATGACGTTCAGCTGGGTTCCCCGCTCCGCACGCAGGGAATTGAATTCCCCGCCGAAGCAGCGGCAAGTTCTAGTTAGTTAATTTTCTAGTTGCACGAGGAGGAGGGAGGCTTAAAAACCTCCCTTTTTTAATATGAATGAAGTGTCAATTTGCAATGCCGCTCTGAGCTACTTAGGGCAAAAGGGTACGATCACACGGATCAAACCACCTGAAGGAAATCCTAACGCCGAGGCTTGTGCTGAATACTATCCTCAGGCGCTCCGTTACTTACTGGAGGCTCACAACTGGGCTTTTGCGATCAGGCGCGTGAGACTGCCTGAATACAAGAAATATGACGCCGACTTGTATCAGTGGGCGCACGGCTACCAAGTTCCCTCAGATTATTTGCGCACCGTTAAGGTCTATGAGAAAAGCTCACAGGTGGACGAGGCCGGAATTGATTTTGAAATTGAGACAATCTCGGAAACAGGCTCATACATTCTCCTAACCGATTCTCCCGCTCCCATGCTTCGATATGTGGCCAGCGTCCAGAACGTGTCAATCATGCCGCAGTATTTCATTCAGGCACTTGTTCTCCAGCTTGCTAGTTATCTGGCAGGTCCACTGATGAAAACTTCTATGGCGCAGCAGATGATCCAAATGGCCGCTCAAGCACTGGAGACTGCGAAGTATCAGGATTCTCGAAACTCTATCAGGGTCAAACACGAATATTTGGCGCCCCACCTGGCTGCACGGAGTATCTAAATGTCACTGAAAATCTATAAGCAGAGTATCGGAGGAGGTGAGATTTCTCCTTCGATGTACAGCCGGATTACTGATCCGTCCTACTCTTCAGGTTTGGCCAAGTGCCGAAACATGATCGTTGAGCCTCAAGGCCCTGTAGTGAGGAGGCCCGGATTCTCAATGGTGCGTGAGACCAAATATCCGGACAGAAAATGCCGCCTGATCCCGTTCACATTCTCAGCAACTCAGACGATGATCTTAGAGTTTGGGCATCATTACGTCCGTTTTCACACGAACGGCTCCACACTCATGAACGGCAATGTCCCGTATGAAGTGACGACCGATTATGACGAATCCGAGTTATTTGATATTGACTATGCTCAGTCGGTGGACATCATTACGCTGGTGCACTGCTCCCATCCGCCACGGGAATTGAGACGATATGGGGCGCTTGACTGGCGACTTGTGGACATCACTTTCAACACTTCGCTTACTCCGCCTACAGGTGTTACGGCCACACAGCACATCTTGCAGTCTGCGACTTATAAAGACGGATACGTCCGCAAGTACGTGGTGACCTCTTGCAATCTGGACAACTCCGAAGAATCGAAAGCGAGCCAGGCCGCCTCAGTTGTGTGCAATCCTTACGGGGATGGAGCGTACAACACCATTACATGGAATACAGTTGCAGGGGCCGATCATTACCGCGTGTACCGTGATAAAGGCGGCATATACGGGTACATAGGTGAGACCCGTTCTAACTCGATTGATGACGACAATATAGCGCCTGACAGCTCTATCACGCCGCCAATCTATGACGATGTTTTCCTCACCAGTGGAGGCATCAGTGCTGCCACCGTGGTGGCTCAAGGTACGGGCTACACGGGACCGAACGGAGAGCTTTTAAGCGTTTCGCTCCTAGAGAGTGAAACATGGGTGCTCAAAGGCGAAGGATATGACCTAGGAGGGAAATTCAAAGACGCTCCTATGCTGGCGGCCTACTATGACAGCAAATGGAATCTGATGAGCTCGGGGGACAAATACGGCTATCCCGTGGGCTGGATCCCTAGTAACTTCATGGATTACTTCACCTTTTCCATTACCGTGCATGATGCAGAAGGATCAGGTGTCGGAGCTGTGGTCAGTCCTGTTAAGGCGACAATGGCCGACTGGTTTGACATTACGCCACCTGACTATTACAAACCGAATCCTCGTGTTATCGGCATTAGACCGCTAAAAGGCCTGACGATTACTCAGGCAGGCAGCGGATATAAACGTCCCGTTATTACGATCAGCATTACAGGCTGGCCGACATGGAGTGACGCTTATAAAAATATCACTGGTGTATTTGAGTTTTA